GTTTTCTCTCCCCATCCCAATAGAAACCATACTTACCCATGAAATGATTGATGGCTCTGTTCTTTGCTTCTACGTTAGCAATCCACGACACATCAGCTAGGCTGTCTTCAATGTTCCTGTTCCTGATGCTGTGCGTTTTTGATTTAACCTGTGGTGAGCCGCCTTTGTCTTGCGCTCTGGCTAACCAAGAGTTGATGAACCTCTTAATGCCTTTAGGTGTTTTCCTGCGCGTAGGATTAGCATCAAGCCACGACTCCATTGCATTCAGTTCTTGGTAAACATTAATTGCGGGATAAGTCTTTTCCCACTGGATAATGTCTGCCTGATCTACCTCGTAGGTATCCCCGTTATTAAGCAACATTGCTATCACCAATATAGTATTCAGCGACACTGCATTTTTCATCGTATCGGTTGGTTACTGTAATCATCTTCTTCTGGATTGGATGTCCTAGCTCTTTAAGCTCAAAGATTCTAGCGGCTACCTGAGTGATGCCTAATTCATTAAAAGCATTTAGGCAGGTTAGTTTCTTGCCATCTTCTAAGTATTGTAGAACTCTTGATATCTGTGTCATGTTAAACTCCTATGGCTCGGTCAAGCCTCGCCTGATTATGTTATTAAATATGTATTTGAATATATATTTTTATTGAAGACACTTTTAACCCTTTTACTACGCTGAGTAAAATAAACGATCAAAGGGCAAAGCGACTTCGCGGTTTTTTCGTTATCGTATCGAATATCTAATCTATCCATCAGCAGAAACCGATCTGCATCCGGGGCTATGTCAAGAGGGTCAACTTCGCTCTGGCGTTTAATTTAAGAGATTCGCCAGCCTCTAGCCCGATAACTAAAGCGCGAAAAAAGAAAGGGAATGTTACAAGACACTATAATACTGTGTTAGAATAACCTTTCTGAATCCGCACATTCAGTATTGCTCATCACAGAGCAAATGTAAAGCCCCCGTAAAGGGGGTTTTCTTTTATAAAGCAATAAACTCGTCTAATCCATAACCTAAAGCCATGCAAACTTTCAAAGCAGTATCTAGCCTTACGTTAGTTTTATTACGCCAAATGTTCACCTGCTGTCTGTGAACCCCTAACTTACGCGCAAGATCAGAACTACTGACTCCTTGCATGTTTTGCGCCTCTCTTAAACATCTACCAAAATCTATCATTTGAGCATCCTATGTGTTAAATTGTCGGTGATGGTTTTCCCCGATCATCACTCCTATGGTTTACCCCCTCTTCGGAGGGGGGTTTTTAGCTAGAATGGAATATCATCTTCCGGCATTACATTTGCACCGACTGCTTCCTTGACCTGACCTATTCCTTTAGCCTGTAATTCAGCCATAGAAGTGAACGAAACAGAAAGATACTTTCCGTTCTTACCTTCATTTATCCATGCGCTCATAGCGTAATCGACCTCATTAACTTTTGCGCTACCAGTGTAATCAGGTTGTGTCTCTGACTCTTTCTTAATGTTTTTAAACAAGTTACCTTTTAGGTTTTTTTGAACATACTCACTCATTGGTTTTTCTCCACTTCAGTTTTAATAGTTAGGCAAGCATTGATTACCTGTTCTTCAAGTAACTCAATGTATGCATCATCGCGCTCTACTCTCACAAGTACATGAGGCGTACTTGGGTGATAGGCGAACGCATCCCACCACTTCCTACCAGTAACAAACATACAGCCTTGTATCTGTTGCCAGTAATTCTTTACTAATTGATCTGGGTCGCGTAGGTACTTAACCATCGTTGCGCCAAGTGGGCATTTAATTTCAATTCCACCATCTTCACCAATCAACCCGTCAGGCGAACAACCATAAGTATCATCGAGGTCAACAATAAATCCGACTTCTTTAACCTCGTTACCTGTGATGAACTCGTAGTTTTCTCGAGCCTCTGGCTCTAACTCTGTGCCGCGAATCATAGCATCGCTAGTGTGACCTTGCGTTATTTCCTGAGATAATAACTCATAAATCAATCCGTTGATGTAGTTATCAGCAGACGTACTCGGCTTACCAGTCCTCGTTATTAGCTTGCCAAAACAACTGGCTGAGGGTTTGCCTAGCCTAGATTGCAACCAAGCCTCAGAGCCTTGCTCATTGTTAAGGATAATCATTTCTGAGCCTTTTTAGCATTCAGCATAGCTAATGCCCTTTCGTACTGTGATTCTTTCAAACCAGTAACGCTTGATACCTTAAATAGCTTACAGAATTTTTTCTCATCGCTCTCTGTTTGCTCAATAAGGTTAGTTATGGTTACTACTTTTTCATCATCAATAATGTTATCAATCGCGCCTCGCAACATAGCTGATTCTGCATCATCATCTGCTGTCGGTATACCTGCGATAGATTGCAGTGCATAACGTCTAGCGTAAGTGATTGCTGAACCTGCGGCTTGCGGGTCTTGCTTAACCACAGGTAGCGCAAACTCTGATTCGATATATTGACCAGAAACGTGCATCAATCTTGTAGCTACACCAATGCGACCATCAACACTCACAGGGAACTGCGTGTAACTCAGACCATTATCTGCGAATGGTTGTTTGATAGCCTTGATTACGGATGTTAAGTCCGCGTAGCTAGATTTGAAGAAAGGGTTAGAGGAATCTTTGATTGCTCCGCCCATCTGGCTTTGCGCTAGGTTTAACGCTAACGCTAATTCATTGGTTTGTTCACTCGACTTCATTTTCATTCTCCCATGTTTTTAGTTCTTCATAAATTGCTTTTCTTGTGTAGACAGCGCCATCAGGTGTTTTTTCACCCTGTAGTGCCATTGTTAAGTAAGTTGCGGCTTTTTCAAGCCCCATGTCATAATAAACCTGACGAGCGAAGCTGTAAGTCTCCTCGTCATTAGTCAGCCAAAGGCTAACATTCCAAGCGTTCCAACTTCTGTGACCATTATATTCTTTCATAGCTTTTCTCCATTTTGATTAAGTGTTGCTCACTACGGTGATTATCAATCTGCTCTTGCGCGTATTGATCGCCATAGCCTGAGTAGTATTCAGGTGACTCATTATCTCTAACTGCATGACCATGCAAGCAGTCATATTCTCCGCGCTCATAGGCGCACATTTTATTTAATTCTGTCATTATATTTTCCCTTACGCGATTTCTGCGAGAAGATGCTCGTGCCACCAAGTAGCATTTGCAAGTTGTTTTTCAAGAGAAGTGAGTTTTGACTCAACAACCTTGCCCCATCTGTTATATTCATTGTCAGACATAACAGTAAGTCTTTCTACGCAATCTGCAACATCACGCTCTAGAGAAAGCTTGCGACGTCTAGCACTTTTAATTACTGATGATTCATACATTTGACATTACCTTTTTTGATTAATTTAGAGTCAGTATGCCTGATACTTTACATAATGTAAAGTTTTAAATTTACTTTAGGCAAAAAAAAGCCCCACATAAGTGAGGCAATGAGAGTTACTATGAAATTAGTACGACCAGATAGTCTCTTCTGGGTAGTTCTCGATCTCAGGAAAGTCATCTTGGGTACAGGCATCAATGTGAATAAATCGACCTGTTCCTTTTTGCTGAATGCCAATGCGGGTAATTCCAAACGCTATAGCTACAGAAACTAGCTTTACGGCATTTTCTCCGCGACATAGTATGTCAACAGCCTTGCCGGTGCTATGCGCTCCTGCGCCACTAGGTTTACGCATTTCAAGGGGGTGCTGTGGTGATCTGTAAGCACTAGATATAGCGAATGGAAAATCACATTCGATTCTGATCTTGGTTAGCAAGTCTAAAAAGTCAGGGTCAAACTTGTTCTCACCTGTGTGCTTGCACTTCAATTCTTTGTGTGAGAAATACTTGTTCTCTACGTTTTCGCTTTTAGGCTCTGCTTTAGCCTTTGGTTTTTTACCTGTCATATTGACCTCTAATCGTCTTTGACCAGTATAGCTTCTAAGAAAATACTGACCTCGTTATCACTAGAACTGCTCTTAGCTTCAAAGTGAAAGTCAGATTTCTCGCCTATCTTGAATGGTACTTGGCGATCAAAGCTAACTTGGCTTGTTGAAAATGTTGCTTCTGCTACTCGTAAAGTCCGACCTGCACTAGTAGTTACAACATTCCTGAATGTTAAAAACTTCTGCCCATTGTTAGTTCCTGAGCATACATCAATTCTTAGTAAATATAAACTATGACCTGCGGGTACAGTGTAAACGCTAGACTGCGTTGTGCCTAAAGTAGCACCGATAAAGCCGTAGGTTGTACCGCCATTCGCAATTGTTATGTTTCCTACGTTAGAACCTGCCAGAATAATAGCTGAATTAACGCGTAGAAATGATGCACTGGTAGTCACTGCTACTGTGCCTGTCAGGGTGACTGTCTCGCTGATCTCTGCGTAGTTAGCATCAAGACCATATATAAGCACATCCATAGTATCGCTTACAGAAGTGGATACCACATCCATAGTTACGGCTGACGTAGGGAATGTATAGTTCCCGCCATCATCCCAAAGAGTCTCAAAGCTAGTGCCGACAGTGCGGTTAAAGCCAAAAATGTTTAGTGGTCTTGTATCCCACATATTGCCTTTTACAATATCGTGAAACAGGTGTGGTGTTGGTCTGTCTTTGTGATACTGATACATTACTTGTTCCTCAGTTTCATTATTTTGTCAGCACCTTTGATACCAAAGCTAGAACTAACTGCTATGAAAAGCAAGTATTGATACCAATCAGGCAATTCATTTAACGCATTGAAGCCCTCTTTGACTCTGTCAATGATAGCAGGGTCATCTACACCAACAGCATAGCCGATAAAAAACAATGGAAAACTCAAAACAATTACGAAAAATTCATCCTTAAATGACGAATTAGAAGCCTCTGCCATCTTTGTTTCCCAGTCAGCATCATTCTTTATCATGTGCATCTTGGCTTTGTGTTTAGCTTGCTTCTCTTCTGCTTTGTTCTTCATGTAGCCACCTGCTAACTTGGCTACCGGTGCAATTAAATTCATCCACATGGTTATCTTCTCCTGTTATAAGGGCATGGCTAGTGCATCAAGTGCGCGCCAAATATCGTCATACTCCGTCTTGGCAGTATCCCAGTTTCCTTTTATCTCGTTAACATCCTCAACGACTAGCTCAGCCTTTGCAACAATGGCTCTCATCGTCTCAATATCTTTCTCTAGCTTAGATACGCTTGTAGTGATTTCTAAGAGCCTTTCCTGTTGAGAGGATATAGTTGTCAGGTTTGTCCCTAAAGTGGCTAATTTCGCGCTTAATTGGCTTATATCGTTGTCTTTAAGCTGTTGTTCTATCAGTTGTATGGATTCGTGCAAAGGTGTAACGTCAGGAACTTGCACCGCCTCGACTGCTTCTAGTCTTCCATACAGGCTACTAGCCGCCCAAATGAATGAGCCGATCGTTGTAGCTAGTGAAAAGACTACGGCTATATAGATGCCTTTTAGCTTAACGCCACCAATTGATAATTCTGTATCTGCTAAACTCATTCGCACTCCATTTCAAAGAAACAATCGTAACCCATGCCTACGGGTGATGTTTTATAGAACTCTGACTCTGTGCCTAGCGCAAGAATATCTGCCTCACTGTAGTACATATCAAGCCCGTAGTTACCTGATCCATTTAGCATCACGACTGTTAGATTTCTAGTTGTGTTGTATCCCATTGCTACCCATTGTGAGTTGGCATCATAGAAGATATTAACATTATCTGTAGTGGTGTTCGCATCTTCTACACTTTGCTGTAGAAATGCTGTTGCTTCTGAGTTACTTGCGACACTTAAATAGGCAGAGGCTTCGTTAGCTGATGTTTCAATCTGGTCAACACTGGTGTTGTATGTGTCTACTTCTTCCTGTGTGATCGTTAGCATATCCTGATTATCAGCTACAAAGGTCTGCACTTCTTCTTCTTGCTTAGGGGTGCTTGCTGTTTCTGCTTTTTCTGCAACCTGTTGTACCGCAATCATATCAACTACTACTTCTGTAAAAGTCCCGATAGCCTGATCCATTTCTTCTAGGGAATCCATAGCCATATTCTCTAGCACTTCTTTGACAGGTGCGCCATAAGGCTGATAGGTAGCCATGTTAGACAGGGCAGAGTTGTAAGCCTCTACCTGCTCTGCTGTTATATGTGCTGTGCTAGATAGCGTACCATCAGATAAACCGCCACCAGTGTGTGCGTAATCCATAGCCGCACCTGTTAGCTTAATGCCTGTATCAATCTGATCGACAATAGCACTACTGCTGTCAATCAGGTTATCTAGTTCATTGCTTTGTACTGCGGTACTTATCGCTAATAGAAATGCTATCTTCTTCCACATCTTCGCTCACCTTACCTATCTGGAGAATGCCGTTGTAATATTTCCGATTCTTTTTGTAATCAGGAATATATAATTCTGGGTTCTGCTTTATCAGCATCAACCCCCGCTTCCCCGCTACTAATCTCCCATTGGATATGAACGGGCATGGCGAACCCGCTAGAATCATACTCTTAAACACCTCTTCACTCTGGCAGAGCATTGATACTGCCGCCACTTTTAACCCAAGAGCAGATAACATCCGACTGTATTTTAATCTAGTGCAGTCTACGTCTAACTCATAACCACCGCTAGAAAATCCAACTGCCACTGTTTGTAATGAACCTGCTGTGCCTTTCAAGCAAGTGTCAGAGCCGTTAGACATAAAGGTTGGGCTGATGGCTGAACCTACTGGGATTTCGCTAGCTGAGCCTGCGCCATTGTAAGTGTTGCTAGTTGATGTGTCTGTGGTTTGGTTATTACTATTGGTGGTACTGTTCTCACCATGATAAGTGTTTAAGCTACCCTGTTGGTCGTTCGCCATAGCTAATGATGTGAATAGCCATAGGATAGCTAAAAACCTCACTGCCTTTTCTCTTCCATCCATGCTTTTATTTGCATGACGTTTTCATCAATGCGCGCCACTCTAACTTCCAGGTCGCGCTGTCTAGCATCTAACTTATCAAAGTTGTTGCTCACTTTAGCAATGTCTTTAGCGTTTTGGCTCACGCCAACTTCAACCTCGGTGAATGCGCCCATCACATTGATAGCATGAAACGCCAACAATACAAATAAAGTTATCGGTACATTCTTGCTTAGATGCCAGTCTTCCATCACGCGCTCCAGTTATTCGCTAGGTTGTGCCGCCTGTCTTGCCGCAATCACTTCTGATGTATGTACGATTCCGCAGATAGATTGTACTTCTGCTGATTCGTTTGAATAGTCTTGTCCCGCTACTATAACATGGCGGTGATATGATGCGCTAATTTCTACGCCATCTTCTGCAATCGCGGTTTTAGTTCTAACTTGTACTGTTTTAAACTCGCCTACAATTTCAATTTTATCTTGCGTTACTGTTTTTTCTAAACTCATTTTTTCACCTTTCCGTTTTTAGTTCCACTAAAAATAATTAAGAATCTGTTTTATAAGAGCATTGGAATATCATTTTGCCTGTTGATGTGGATGCAAGATTGGTTTGATTCACAACATAAGTATGCTTGCTTTGCCTAAATGATATTGTGCTATCAGCGTTATTTGTTATCCCACTAACAATACCACTAAACCCTGTAAAAATAGTTGAGTCAGTGACAATACATGGATATTTTCCGTTTGGCTGAAAAGGCAACCCACCTAAAATCAAAGAACCAGTTGTAGCGTTACTGGTATTTATAGTACCCAATTCTGCCGTTACAACAACTAGATCACCTAACTTTGTATACTTAGCACTAACACTCGATATGGTAAAAGAAGCCCCTAGAGCCAGAGTTGGTGTCCATGTACCCTCTTCATATTGAAACTTGTTAGAAGTGTCTGAGCCAAAATAAATTCCACTCGACAAGTATAAGTCTCTAAATCGTGAGTTAGTCTTTCCTAAATCTATTGCTTCATTCCTATTAGCACCAAATTGTGTTGCGGGTGATAAATCGCCACCAAAAAACCCCGCAGAAGATACGGCAACAGAAGCACTGCCAATACCTAACAAGGCGCTATCGCCATTAGAGCCTAAAAAGCCAACAGTGCTACCACTGTTTTGCATCTCTATATGGTGCTGTTGTGTACCGCTTGTATTATTGGTCTGGATAAGACCATCTTCTATAGAAGGGTTGCCCTCAACCACTAGCTTGTCATAAAAAGTTGAGCCACTGCCATCAAGTGATGCGGTAAGATTGCCATCAGCACCAAAAGTTATTTTGTCAGATGATCTAAGACCTGCATCAAATCCACCTGCACCTGCTGATGCCTCAAATCTAGCAAACTCAGAGCCGCTTTGTATCTCAAACTTATTGCCAAAATCTAATATTACTGAGTAGTTGTTAGACTGTTCGCCAGTCATCTTGTGCGCTTCAAACAAAGCATCTTGCACGTTAGTAGAACTGAATGATTGAGAGGGGTTAAAAGTAACACTTGTTGCAGGGTTAACTACTGAGATTTCAGTCTGCTCGCCTGTTAGATTAATGCTAGTCGTATTGCCTGAGACTGATACGCTAGTCACATCTTCTGTAACTGTTACTTTGTAGGTCATTATCTAGTTACCTGTCGTGTTACATTAACCTTACCCTGTAAGATTCTGGTTGAAGATTCAGTGCCTTGTGCGGCTACATCGCCAGTTTTTAAGGTATCTACAATAGAAGTTCCATAACTTGTTTCGTTAGATGCATAAGCAGTATTGTAAGCATCTTGAAAAGCCTGATCTCTAGTTGCTGATTGCAATAGAAAAGCATAGCTATCTACTGAGGATACTTGACCATCACCATTAACATCTAAGAGAAATTGTCGGTCAGTCGGTATGGTGTCTGATGAAACCCCAACTTTTTGAGCAAACCTCGTTACATCTGCTAATTCTTGGGCTGTGTATTCGTTGAATTGACCACCAGTATCATAGTAGCCAACCACATTAGACTTCTGCGTAAATATCTCTATGTCGTAGAAATACTGCCCTGCGGTTAAATTCCCTGCATCTTCATTACTGATTGTTGCAACAATGTTGCCAGTTGCATCGTAAGGAGAAGAGCCAAAATTAAAATCTTCCGCAACACCAGCCTCAAGAGTTTCGCGCAATTGACCACGCGCACTCCAACCTGTTAGGTCTTTGTTAACGCCATCTTCTTTGACGTTCAAGGTGATTTTAAAATCAGAGCCTTGATCTATTGTTAAGTCGTATTTTGCCGCGCTCATGTTATCCCTCTGGACTGTCAGGTAATAAAGGCTCATCTGCATCTATTACTAAATTAACTTTAAATTCTGTATCGCTTGTAGATATACCATAAAAAAACAAATATACATCATCAGCACCTACTTTGGATAGTCTAAGTTCTCGCATAGCTAACGCCCATTCGCCATCGTCATCGTGCCTACTGACCTCTACAAATTCAGAAAACGGATGCTCGGTTAGCTTTTTTTCGTACCCTACGACTATCATGCGTTCTGCTGTCCTGTCATTCTCGACTTTGTTTTAACTATCCCTTGCGTTGTGTTTATTGTATCACCTGAAAGAAAATGGCGCGCCTGTATTCTGCATTCATGTGGTATTGTTTCAATACCTAAATTAGCCTCTGCGCTCATGCTAAAGTAACCTGCGTAAGGTGGAACAGTGAGGCTTCGCACCTTTTCTGCTACTGTCTTCCAAGTTCCTGCCGCCGCGTTTCCAAATGGATGGTGATATATTGAAGCGTAGCCGCCTGAGCCTACAGGTACAACAGCACCGCCTGATGTTGATATATCTAAATAAGTTCTAGTCTCTGTCTTCTTTAGTGAAAAATTATCAAATACACTGTACTGCCCACTAGTCGAGGTGTTAGCTTGCCCAATTATATAGACAGTATCCACATCAATATCGACTAAAGCTGTTTTCAAATCTGATGCGCTAGATGAAAAGTCAATTACAAAAAAAGAATCTGCAATATCACTACTAGTAGAAAGATGCACTTTGCCATTTGCAGTGCTGTTGGCATACATCTGCGCTTTTAGTTGGTAGGTGTGACCTGCATCAACTGAAACTTCCTGATAAAAATAGGCTTCGTCTGGGTTGCTGTCTTGTGTGATTCCCGCAGAACTTCCCATAAAACTTGAAAGAGTCCCGCCTACTGCTGTCCATCCAGTTATCCCGCTAAAAATTCCATTTGTTACAAGTTCAGTTAATGGATGAAAGTTTTTTAATGTAAGATTTTGATATTCTCTGTAACTACTTAGCCCGCCTACCTGACCAACACCGAAATAATTTAAATAATTACCTTGTAAATAAACAGTCTCCCAACCAGTTTGCGGAGTTCCTGCCCAGTATGCAGTGCCAACAAATCTCCACGGGGGTGTGTCTGTTGGAACTTTGACCTGTAAATATAAATAAACAGTTCCTCTTATTACTGATGATGAACCTGTAGAAACAGAAAAATCCCAATCTGCCTTAATTGTCCTAGCTTTTACTAGACTCAATTCAGTTTCAGGCATATCAAATTCAAGCAGGTCAACATAAGCGAATGCCGCAAGACTCTTGTCATCCATCTTGTAGAAGTATTGCTCTTGGGTAGCACCCTTAAACTTGTTAGCTGTTAAGGTGTCAGTCTTAACCTGATCTGCCTCTATAGAGCCATCAACTATCACGTTGCCTGATATAAATTTGTCTGCTAATTCAAAACCCATAATCTAACTCTGCATATCCAAAACATTAATCAAAACATCTATGTCCCTGCTGACATTATAACTCGTGCCTGTCCTTGTTGATGTATATGCGGCATTTACTCTCAAAACCGCTTTATTAGATAGAATGCTTTCTGTTGTTGTTCGGCTATTATATAAAGTAGAGGGTAAAGCCGCTTGTATTTTTAAGGCTCTAGCCGATCCATATAAGGTATAAGGTGTGACTTGCAACGTGTGCATAGATGTTGAGCTATCATTAGACTCATAAGATAAAAGGCTATGTGTCCAGGTTACATTTGTAGCATCATCTATGCTTAACAGTATACTGCGCGTTGCACTTATTGAATCACCTTTGCTTGGGATTCTGTTATCAGCACTTGCGCCATCGCTAATAATAATCTCATCTTCTTCTACAAATACATACGTCTTACTGTCAGTAATTGCGTTATTAACCTTACTTGCTACTGTTAACATATCTCCCGCCACTGGCTCTCTGCCAAAATGATCTTTCCATTGCTGACTTGTGGGAGCTACGTTTGGGTTGCCTACAACATATTGACTACCAATCGCTTTTGTTATTCTAACCGGTATAACATCTACTGTGAGTATAGTTTTCACTGCTTTACGACCATATTTATTGACAGCAATCACTCTGATATACGCGCTTGATCCTTCTTCTGTTAAATATGGAATCTCAAAATAGTCGTTAGTGGTTGTGTATTTTTCACTTATGTAATAATTGTCAGTTGTATCCCGCGCACTTACTTCGTAATAATCCACGTTAACGCCAACAGGGGGTGTCCAAAAAACCCTAGCACCAACAACGGCTTCACCTTGCTGATTGATGTTATGTCTCCAAGAATATTTTAGGTTTGTTACTGCAGAGATTGCACGATCATCAGGCAGGCTACGCAACTTTTCGACAAAATTTACAGTGCCCGTGTATGGTAAGTAAAGCAGTGAATCATATTCATGCGCCTCAATATCAAAAGTTATACCGCTTAATTCAGCATTAATCCTTATGCTAGTTATTTGAAACAATGCTGACGTTATACCCAAAGAATCATTAGATATTTCAATTACATCGTTGACCGCATAGTCAAAGCCAAGAGCGTTAACTTTCACTTTAAGATGTTTTTGTCTTCTCGACTTTCTTAATTCTGCATTTGCAAGTTGTTGCGCTCGAACCCAGTCAGTTGTAAAAGGCAAATTAAATTGTTTAATTAACTCTTGCTTATCAGCAGTCACATATTCAGAAACAGTCTGTTGCGGGTATTCTGTTTTTGTGTAGCGGCTTTCTTTATTTATGAACTCACCTTTGACAATATTGTACTGATTTTGTCTTGGTATCGTGTGCGACATAGTAAAATCGCCAACAATCATATCTTCTGTAAGTGTTGTTGGGTGGGTAGATATAGGCTTTAGTGGTACTATTTTAAATTTACCATTAACAAATAAGAGCTTGCCGTGCATACATGAGAGTAAATTCTTAATGTTTTCCCGTATAGCTACGTCAGTTTTGACTACACCATGACACTCGTAATAGGGAGAACTAGCAGTATTTCCATTGTATATACCATCACAATAGTCTGCATCTGTTTCTATTTCTGACTCATCAAATAGAGTCCTATCTAAACCTGCGCCATATTCAGTATCAGTTAAATAATCATATAAACATAAAACTGGATTAGAGGAATATTCCCAAGTTGATGGGCTTGTAGGACTGTGTGATGATTCTCTTGGGTCGTAGACCTTGCGCCCGCGCATTGTGACAGTAACTTTTGGCACGCCCTCTGGATAGTAGTGGACACTTTCACTGAGTCCGTAACTCAAAGTCAAGTAAGTTATGCCATTTAGTAAATGACTAGTAGTCCAATCTGTTGAGCCTGCTAATGGTGTATAATATGTATTATCTCCAAGCCTTGTTTGAACAGTCAAGCCATTCTGCATATACTGCGGAACAAAATCAGAATCATAGAACCAAGCCAATTTGTCATTAAACCACACCTTTTCAATATGGTCAGAAACTCCATGTGCGAAACAAATAACCTCGTGCAAAATTTCATTGCTCGCACCTACTGCCTCTTGATATACAATTACACCGCCTTTCCTAACCTCTCCGTAAACAACATCGCGGGTAGCTGTAGAGTTTTTGGTTGTTACGTTTCTGCCTGACATAGTGTCGCTTGATGCTTGCGGGATGTCTGGAATCAGTGCATCTTCAAGCAGATCAATTCCTGCACTAACAGCATAACCAACAGCAACAGCAGTCGCAGCTGATGCGCTAGTAAATAAAAATGTGCCTAACCCTGCAACTACGCCCATTTATTCGCCTATATATTTGCTGTAAGTTCTTTCTGCTAAGCTAAAGCCTAGCTTGATTAAAAGATTATCAAAGGGTGCATGGTCTTTTGTGTTCATGTACAAAACAGAAGTACCGCTTGCTGTAAGGTCGCGCTCTGCAAACTTAATTAAATCTGCCCCTGCTCTGCCTCTTCTGCGATCAGGTTCGATATATAGCACATCACACATAGCCATGCTAGTGTTTGCGTAATGCAGGTGATTGTTAACAATAACACAAAAATAACCAACAAGGTTGTTGTCTTCACGCGCTGTATAGCACTTAAGCATACCTAAATCTGCAATTTTAAAATAGGTATTCCAATCAGGATTCAATTTTATTTTGTCTTGATTAAGTGCTATTTCTTTCCAATGTTTTTCAATTAAAGGCTGTATTTCATTTTTTAAATCTTTGATAGATTCTATTTGATAATTCATTATCTTCCCCATATTACTACTTTTTCTGCAATATCCTCGACAAATTCTAATCCTTTGTCGTTAGGATACTGAATTTTTTGATCTGCGGCTGTGTATCTTCTATTAACCCGATCACCAAAGCGTACCAAAAAGTTTTCGCAGTTAAGTGTTATAGTTACAGAATCCTTACCCTGAGTGTAAGTCATATTATCAATCACGCCTTTAAAATACAGGTGAGAGTGTATAACATTACTCTGCTGACTTAGAATAAATAATCTTGCATTTACTGGCGCACCTTGTATTTCTGTACCTTGCATACGTGAAACAATCACGCTATCTAATCCTGACAGACTGGCTGTTAGCCCTGATATGCCTAAATCAGTGTTTTCATTAACTGAACTGACTGAAAGAATTGTACCAACTGAATTAAATGTATTGCCATCATAACCAATATCCTTCATGTGGTTAGTTAATCTTAAAGTACCATTATCAAACTCAATATCTAGCCCGATTGCGTATCTATAAGCCCCACTACCTAACGCGAGTTCAAATGCATAACTAATGCCTCTAGCCATTACATAGCCTCAATACATGAAAAAGTAAAACTGTACATTCCTGCTGTGCCTATACTCCAACCTAGATCATTGGTTGCCATTCTCCAAGTTCCGACAGGTTCGTCAATACTTAGAAAAGTGTTGATTCCTTGTGCCTCTTTTAGGGTAGGCATTATCTCACGACCCGCAGCAGCTCCTGCTACTAAACTCTCCAACAAAACATAAAGGTTTCCGCCTAGCTCAAAATGACTTCCTGCATCAAAATCAACAACACCTGTATTCTGTATTCTTAGGGTGTCAGCCCCTGCTGATTCAGACTGATATAGTTTTACAGTGGGTGCTGTTGTGTACTTCATCAAAGGATCGCCAAAAGTAAATGTCCCAACAATGCCTCGCAAAGATGCTAAAAACGCTTGAAAAACTTTTGCCTCACTGTGATCTAGCGGGCGTATAGTTACTTCTGCTTCCCACCTTGCAGTGTTGTAGTCTACTATAAGCTGTTTGAAATTAGTTGTTGATTCTGTCATACCGGCACTTTGAACCAAGCGCATATCAACACTTTGGATTAAAGTTTTGCCGTTTATTGTTGGCATTGCTACTGGGTAAAGGATTGACATATATTAACCTACTAAACCTGCTGAATATGAACCGCCTCTACGTCTTTCCGATAATACCGCATTTTTAGTTACATCTGCGATCTGAGGCATTAAGTTTGCAATCTCTGCTCTTACTGTTGATTGTACACCAGTAGTGACATTGATTGTTTGGTTAATTACTACGCCTTGTCCCTGGCCTTTTGTGTGATCAATAACAGTTTCATTTGGGTGTAAGATTGCATTAAACCCACCTTTTCCGTCTACACCGCCTGACCTAGAGCCACGACCTGTAAAGCCACCACCATCAAAAGATTGCGCCTTAATTGCGGCAACTTGCGCCATACCTGCGGCTATTGTTGTTCCTACAAGAATTGCGTTAAGTGGTGGATATGGGGTAGCACTCAGCATTTTAGTAGCACCTGTAAAGGTGTTTATCATTGCAGTAGCAATATTGGCGGCTTTTTGTAGTTCAAATGCTTTGCGACTATGCTTTGCTAGTTCGCCCATGCTTGCGCTCAAATGACCTGCAACAAACTTGGTTTTCTCGTCTGCTGTTTTTCCCGCCCAGTCAACCTCATCCTGGCCTAGCTTTTTAAGTTTATCAACATAGCTAACATTTGCCTGCTCTTCATTGCCTTTGCTATCTGCTACAGCTTCAGCAGTTTCTCTTGATTTTACCTTTATCTGTTCATAGGCTTCTAAGATGTTTGCGGCAGGGTCAATCTCAGACATAGCTTGCAATTCTTTTCTTAACATTGCTACGCCATCAGTAGCATTGCTTGCAAATGTGCTAATCTCATCCATTCCTAACAAATTAGCTACTTTGTTGTAAACATTAATCATGGCATTCAACGCATCAACAAACTTGCCCTGTATGTATGCGCCTAACTCAACAAAAGCAAGATGCACTCTTTTGGCGAATATTCTAAGAGAATGTATTGCCCCCTGCGCTCTAGCAAACGCCTTAACAATAGCATCAGCAACTCTTTGTCCAGTGTTGCCAAATTCAGCAGAATCTAGCGCGCCCTGCCTAAAGTTATTAGCAATAGCTTCAAGAACTGGGGCAAATGCAACTGTAAATTGATTGGTTAAACCTGTGATTACGCCTTTTGCTCTGGTAAAGGCATCGTTAGCCGCCTCTATTTGCGCTGTGTCGGTTCTACTTAAAGCCAGACCTAAGTGGTCAGCCTCGGCAATCATCTCTCTTAGAGCCTCAGAGCCACCGCCTAAAGTGTTAACTAATGCAACACCCTCAGAGTCAAACAGCTTCATCGCGATACGAACGCGGTCAGACTGCGTAGACAAACCGCCCATAGCATCTGCAACTTGTTCCATCTGCACATCTAAAGGCAGTTTAACTAACTCTTCAGCATTAATACCAAGTTCTTTTAGCGCGCCTTTAGCTTCACCTGTACCAATCGCGGCTTCACTTGCTCTACGGGTGAATCTTTGCAGAGCCATATCCATTGTTTCTGTAGATACGCCAGTGAGTTCTGCGGCATGGCGCATACCTGCTAAGGCTTCAGTGGTAACGCCAATCTTGTCTGCTGTCTTAGCTAATGAATCACCTGCGGCTAACCCTGACTTTATAAGTGCGCCAAAACCCGCCGCACCTACTAGACCAACAATAGCTGTCTTAGCACTTAAAACAGCACCGCCTACCTTTCGCACACCTGCACTAGCAGATGACAAAGCCTTTTTGGTTTTATCAAATGCGCGAATGGTTATATTAAGATTTTGGTTCGCCATCGTTATCCTTTAGTATTTGGAAATATGCCATCCACTCATTGAACTCAGTAACGCTGATTTGCTCTACTTCGTCTATAGTCATGTGAAGCCGATCAGCCAGAGATATAAGATTAAATCTCCAGTGATCGGTTTTTAGTTTTTTGCTAAATCTTCCTCTGACTCGATCTCAGCAAACATCTGATTAGCGATTTCAGAAATAACATCTGTCTGCTCGCCCATCAATTCAATCTTATCGTCTGCCGCAGTGAACAACCTATCACCACTTTGATCTTCTGCTTTCATAATAATCAGATCGACCATAGCGGCAATTGTTGTGTTGGTTAAGAAGTTAGGGTGCTTCTTCTGTAGTTGGTTCATATCGTTGCAGGTTATTGGTCTGCAATACAACACGAACGCTCCAGAATCGTCACCCCACTCAGGCACAACAACTTCTCTTGCCTTAACTTCTCTTCTCTTGCGTAACTCTTTTGCTAGTCCCATGATTTATACTCCCCTAATTACGCTGATGCTTCGGTTACTGCTCCAGATACTTGGATTGAAAAGCTAGCTTCAACCATGCCATCAAAAGATGTGTTGATTGATTTGCTAGTTACAATGCCGCCACCTGCGTAATATTTCTGACCAGAGCCAGTTCCAGTAGGATAGATTTCAAAGTCAATATCTGCTCTTGCATCTAAAACCAACTGCTGTGCATCTGCGCCATCCCAGTAGCACTCAATGCTCACTGTCGAGCTTTCTAAGCCTGATTTGTATGTTCTCTCATCATCACCCATAACGCTATCTTCAATAGTGTCTGCTGATGTTTCAATACTGAATGAACGAACCTCGCCAACTACGGCTTCAGTGCCGCCATTGACTGCTATTTTTACTACGCCACTACTACCTGTTGCTGTTGCCATTGTGTTACCTCATAAAGTTAAAGTGTACCGCGCTGATACTTATACAGTACACGCAGAGTTAAAATTACACCGCCAATCGGTGCTATAGAACCTTCGTCAGTCTCAATGCTAACAATCTGTGTATCTAGGGCTACATCGCCTCTTGTTCTGTCTACATCAAGACTTTCTTCAACAGCCTCTATGATATCATTTCTGGCAGAATCAATCTCTTTGCCTTTCACATAACATACAAGCTGATAGTTAATCGTTGCCATCCGGTGCGACATAGAGCCACCGATCGTGTCATTCTCTCGGTCTTCGTCTGAACTCTGCACAAGTATAGCAGGGAATTGAGCATTTGATAGCTTCTCAAAATCAAACGGCTCTCTGGTTACATACTTCACTTTTAAAGGCTGTCTAATGTCCTGTAGTGTTTCTACCAAGTTAACCGCTATATCTTCTCTAATGCTCATTTGATGTTCCTAAAGAATACATTTGCAAGCTGTTTTTCTTCTTGCCTGTTAAAGCCAAAGAATGGTCTAGTCTTATCATTCATAGCCGCTTTCTTAGCTTCTTCTGCTCTGGTAAAGAATATCTTAGCCTTTCTCTTATCTGCCTTGCTTGTCATAGAACCAAGCATTCTGCCAGAGAATTGTAAGTCTACGTTTTTGCCTCTACCTTTATCTCTTCTAAACTTAGCGTACTTCTCAGAGTAGCCTTTAAAAGCACCGCCTTTATAACCAACACCATCTTCTGTTCTAGCCTCAATGATGTTTATACCCTCTTGGGCTGTTATTGATAGTGCACGTTTGATGCTCTTATCAATGTCTTTACCTGCTCTCTTTAGCCTTTTCTCTACCTGCTTGGCATTGCTAGAAACATCTAAAGTAACATTTCTGCCTTTACCCTTACCGCCACCAAGAACCTTAGCACCTACTGATGCACCGATTCTTGCTATCGCAGGTATAATCTGTATAGGCATTATCTGCTTAATCTACCGCTATGGATAGACTTCTTCTCTTGTTCTGTAACGACACTATCGTTATCAGCATCGTATTCAATGCCATCTCTTAGGATACTATCTAGCTCTTCGCCATAACGCGACTTGTAGAAAGTAATCATGCTCTGGAATCTATCGCCATCAACCCAGTTAGTTAACTGAGGCAATGCGTACTTCCACAACACTAAGTAAGATGCACATCGTGTAAACTGTGAGTCTGTCAGGTACGCGCTGTTTAGCTCGCCTGATAACCCTTTTTTATCCCACCAACCTATTCGTAGTTCGCGGATAATATCGTTCTGTGCTTTCGGGTGTTCATCGCTGAACGAGTCAATGCCTAGCTCTAGTATGTCAGGCACTAGGTTTTGTAAATCTGAATCTGTAGAGAATGCCATTACCACTTCACCTTGTCCGACCAAAATGCCGCAGACATCTTGCCTTTGGCTATGTTCTTTGCGTGTCGCGCTTTAAATGCTTTGCGCTTTGCTTTGTCTGCCGCAGATTCATTCTTTCTAGGTGGCTTGTTATCTGCCCCCTGCTGTCCGAATCTAATCAGCTTAATCTTATCTCCTTCTTTAGCTAATACGGCGTGAGACTTAGTCGAATGACCAGATGTTCTTTTGGGCTTATTATAGCCACTGAACCTTTCGCCTCTATATGTAATCGCCATATTAACCTCAGAAAAAGAATAGCCCCCACCTAAGCAGGGGCATTCAGTCTTAAAGACCTGCGTCTACGTATAGCTCAACACCATAGCTATCGTCTAACTCAGCTACGCCATAAACAGCAGTAGCGTTCAGCTCGTTAGCGCGTAGTGATGCGTCACGCTGAACTTCTAGGTTGAAGTCACGCTTGATAGCAATTGCAAGTGCTTCAGGTGAGAAAACAGCACCTTTAGAATCGCCAGAACCATCAACAGCAACATTAGCCGACTCATAAACATCAATCCCTGCAACCGAACCTACATAACCTGTACGCATAGCTTCATTCTGCAAGTCACCACCATTTGGGTTAGCAAATGTGTTAGTTAGGTTAGCTTTCAAGTTGTAAGCCGCTAATGGGTTTAATACACAAGCCAAAGTGCCTGTAGCTTTGTTGTTACGCAAAGTTGCCGCAGCTTTAAATAAATGTGCAACTGTAAGCTCTTCAGTTGTAGCACCAAAAGAAGTGCTGAAACCATCAAACAAAGCAATCAAGTCTTTGTCGATCTTAGTAGCGATAGCGTTACCAAGAACAGTGCCAAGCTCATCAGCAGGGTTGCCTGCGCCCATAGCCGCTAGATCAGTAAGAACAACCTGTGCGCCTACTTCGCCAACTGCTACAGATACAGATGAAGTAGATACTTCAGTTGCACCCATGTCAGTTCCTTCAGTAAGATCGCCCGCAGTTACCGCAGGATACTTAGGCACTTGAATAGTTGTGCCCGCTTGGTTGCCAATGTTGTACTGAGTCACAAGACCTAGCATTAGGGATTGTTCTTCAGCAGTGAAACGAGCCTGAGCAATAATGTTAGTAAACAGGTCGTTTAGTGTACTTGTAGTTGTTTCGTTAGCCATTGTTTAAAACCTCAATAAATAGAAAGAAAAATAATTTAGCCTTTCCTCTTCATAGCGGCATAGGCTTCTTTGCCCCCGCTATTCCAATTCTCGACCATCCAATCCACCGATTGAGGCTTCGGAGTAGAGCCACCTGTATTACCCATGCTTCCTGCACCGCCACCTGAGGCGCGCACAAAGTGTGGGTTAACAGTCAAAAATTCTGTAACCATCTCATCGACAGATAACAGATCACCTTTATCATTATATCTAGGTGTTCCGTTATTATCTACAATCTCAACAACACCATCTTCATTAAGTCTGGTCTTGCCTTTTAAGAGTTGTGTTACTTGTGCTGTATCAACTGCGTTATTCCGACTAGCCGCACTGGTTAACTGTCCATCAATTAACGTCTCTTGCAATCTAGTCTTGTAACTGTTGATAACTGCATCTTTCTTTTCGACAGTATTCTTCAAGATAGAATCAAACTCTCCGCGCTGTTTCTGTTGCTCAATCTCAGCTTGTTCCTTTTGAGTAAGTAACTCTTTGGCTTCATCTAAGTTAATGCCACCTAGCTTCTTATCAAACTTGCGCTGTTCTCTAGCAATCCGATCAGCTACGATGCGGTCTAGTTCTTCTTGTGAAAATGTCTTTGCCTGAGTTTCTACTGCCGCTGTTTCAGTCTCAGCTTCTTCTATGGTTTCCATGATTGTATCGCTCATGTTGCGTGCCTCACTAGGAGTAGTTGGTGAATCGTTAGTTTAACACAAGTTATTTCTTTGTCTTGCGTTTCTTTTTCTTAGGTCTTCCGACCTTGCTTCCGTATGTTCCTGCGCCTTTTGGCATAGCTTAATCCTCTTAGTCAAAAACTGGTCGCCAGTGATGACCACAATTATAGCCACCTCGAACTACAAATGGATTGCCCTCGATTTTGCCCGCCCAACTGCCAGACCAAATCTTATATATTTCTTCTTCTGTATAAACCTTGCCTTTATGTTCTCTACAGTGTGATCTTGATTCTTCAACTAATCGACCAAAATACTTCCACCTTGTCGCGCCTGATGCCTTGCCTACAGCTACATTCACATTGGCATCAAACTGCATTAGCGAATCATGCACTTGCTGTTTAGCGTATCTAGCCATGCCACCGCCAACTGCTTGCTGTACTGCGGCAACACTAGCGGCAAAAGTTGCTCCTGTTAAGGTGCTTTCATAAACCTGCTTTGCTATTACGTCTAAGTATTCGTTACCTATGTCAGCAAAACCCTGAAACGATAGCCCCTGCAACTGGCTTACTATGTTGCTGTCTATGTCTATCACATCGCCATAAGTGCCAATCATGCCTAACGCCTGTTGATGCACTCCGCGGTAGTCCCTGATGATAGTATCTATCTCAACAAGGTATTCTTCTCTGATTAACCGCCTAATCTCTGGTCTAGCATTAACAGCCCACTCAAGATCAAACAGTTGTCCATCCTGCAAAGGCGCACTTGCAACATAATCTGCTATTCTGCGCTCTAAAGTTACTAATGCACTCGCAAGTCTTTCTTGATGCTTATTTGTCAGACTCGCTAGGTACTCAGCATGGTCAGTATCAGCCGCCATCTACAACAGTCTCGTCAAAGTTACCTAAACTTTGTGTACCTGCATCAATCTCATTATGTGACTTAGCAAGCATATCGTCATCAAGCACTAGATCAGCAATCTTCTTATCAATCTCTTTGTTTAATGTCTCAGACTGTACGCCTGTGGCTCGCATCTGCTGTAAGAACACTAACTCTTTGTCGTAGTCTCTAAGGTCAAACGCATCAGGGTAAAATACTTCTACGTCATTGGTTACTTGTTGCCACTGACAGAACAGGTCAAATATCTGCTCCTCTGCTAGTTCTAAGATGTCTGCTTTCTCAGCCAGTTTAGCGTTAAGCATTTGAAACTCTGTCTGCATAGCCACGCCTGACTGTGTCATTGCCTCTGTGCCTCGCACTGCGCCCATGTGAGCCATGCGGTTGATAGATTCTACCTTGTCAGAAATAGAGGCTCTAACAGCATCTAGGTTAGCCCCTGATGGTTGCATCTGGTATGGCTTTAGGTTGCCATCCATATCATCAGGTAAGTTAATCACTGCGCCTGCACCTGCACTAGCATCAGTCTCAAACGTCTTAACTAGTGTTGGGTGGTTACTGATACGAATCAACTGCTCTACTTCTGATAACTCTTGATAGATAGCGCGTTGCATATACGACACATCAGCAATATCGCTTGTACCAATACCACGAATCTGTGATCTCTGGGCAGGAACAAAAATAGCAGGTATCTTGCCTAGCGCATTATCAATCTCTTCAACCTTTTGCTCGCCATTGTTAGTAGCGCGCCAAGTTTCGATTGTATCTTCACGCCAGACTCTGTAATAGACCTCTGTCTCAGTTTCGTTGATGCGGTCTACTGATTCCCTTACCTTTAGATAAACGAGCTTAAAACGACCGCTAGGCGTTCTCTCGTAATTCCAGTCAAATACGTTCTCAGGTGTGATCATTGTCATGTAAGGGCGAATCTCTTGATCTAACTCTTCTGCCCTTGTAGCCGCATTAGACTGAGGCTTATCAATCATTAACCAAACGTGTCCATATACGCTAGACCATATCTGCGCTTGCCTCATAAACGCATTAAAAGAGCGACCATCAAGATCAGCATCTTTCATGAATGGTTCTAGTGCGGCATTGTTGGCTAGGCTGTTGAATGCTCTTGTAGGCGGTACGCGCCAAAGGAAACTAGAGTAGATGTGGACAATGTTCTTACAGTGGTTATCCATCGGGGTTAAGTCTAAACGTCTAGCATATTCGTCTTTGTCTTCTGAGATGTAGCTTGTCAGGTAGCCGCCATCTTTATAATCTTCTCCACCCATGTAGCTTCTTAGATAGAACGACCATCTGTGCTTGTAGTCATCATATATTGGGTGTGTGTTATCGATCTCTCTTGTTTCCATCAAGTCCACCTAGTAGGTTGCGGAGTGTTATATTCGGTTCTAATTGGGAACAAATACTCTACCAGATAGCCTAACGCATCATTCATGTGGTCAGTGCCATCCTTGTTAGGAATACTCGTACCCTCTTTATAAGTCTGTCTTTCTAAACTCTTAATGGTTTGCTTGCACTTAGGGCTAACAAACAAATGTCGCTCACCATCACCTGACAGTAAACGACTATTAACCGCGTTGATTCTATCCCTGACCAACGGGTGAGCTTTCTTCGCCTTAACGCTAAATCCTGCGTTTTGTAAGATCGACAAATCTGTCCGACCACCTGCGCTTGTTTTGCGCTGTCTTGATGCGGGATCAGGGTAGATGATGCAGTGCCTGTTAGGATACCTATCCTTTATCTCAGCAACCATCTCATCTGTGTTTGATCCATACATTACGATCTCGTCTATAGCCAGTAAGTCTTGTCCATGCCGTAAGCATATAACAGCACTCATTGGGTCTAAGTTGAAATCCATGCCAATGTGTAGTGTACCACCATTGTCCTCAATAGGCTCTACTGATAGTTCTCTACTAAACGCATAATATATCAAACCAGAGTAAGTAACAAATTCAGCGCAATATTCTTGGTTAAAAGTGCGCTCGTCTAAATCGTTTTTAGCCTGTTCAATTTCTTCTGGTGGCACATGACCGCCATCAATAGTTGTGTATTGGTAGCTCTCCCAGTGATCTCTACCAGTTAAGCCGTCAGCCCAAAGATCGTAAAAATGGTTTCTACCTTTCGGTGTGCCAATAAAAAGCGCATGACCTCTGCGATCACTGAGTGATGGTCGAATCACCTCAGTCCAAGTTTCTGGCTTCATATCTGCAAACTCATCTAGCACTACAAAGTCTAATGCCCTGCCTCGCAGGTTGTTAGGCTTCTCTGCGCCTTTCAAAGCTATACTTGATGCGTTGATCAGCTTGATCGTCAAGGAAGATTCATTAGTCTTCGCTATATACTCTTCGGGTATAGTGTGTATAAGCATATTCCAAGCGATTTCCTTAGCAGAGCCATAAGTGGGCGCGATATACCATACATTCCTACCTTTACCGCCTACAGCCGCGCGAAGTATCTCAATCGTAGAAAGGAAAGTCTTCCCGAACCTGCGCCCTGCGACAACAGTTCTGAACCGAGCAGGTGATGTAAATATCTCAGTCTGAGGTATTGTCAGTTGCATTGCTTAATACAATATTCAATGGAGGTATTTCTAATGGCTCTGATTGCTCTTCTTTCCATCCGCCTTGCGTTTTCAGGTAAAAGATATTAGCTGATACATTACCCGCTTTAGCTAACTGCACAAGGTTACTACCCATACTTGCTATCTGTTTAACTTTGCCCTTTTTATATGCGGTATTTACTTCTGGCTGTCTTCTCTCTATTTCTCTAAGAGTCTTCTCTGTTATACCGAAGTAATCAGCTACTTGGCTTTTGTTAAGGACAGCAGAAAGTGCCTGTAGTTCAATCATCTGCTTATCATTGAATACTACTGGTGGTCTGCCGCCCCCCTCGCCCTGTTTGCCTTTCTTCATTTAAGGAAACCTGATAAAGCGTAAAACACTAAACTGTTTCTGTAACCGCCATCGTGCGTAGGAATAATAGGTGTTACCGCGTGTACGTTACGCCATGCGGGATACAATAACAAGCTGTCTGTAGGCATCTCAAAGCAAGCATCATAATCAGGCACATATAAACTACCGCCATCAGAGTTATGTCTGTGGGTGTATATCGCGTTCAATGTGTGCTTTATGTTAGCTGTATCTCTGTGGAATGGTGCGGCAATGTTAAAGTTACTAATACTGCTTGTGAACAAATCACCAAACATCCATTTATCATCTACCCCTGAAACAGCCTCTAATTGCGATTTAAGGTGTTCTGGCAGTAACTGACCCATTACCACCGACATTTCCTTTGCAGCGATTAGCATGGCTTTAATGAACGTCTGTGCGGACTTAACTGCGTGAACGCTGCTTCTATTGGGATATGCGCGCTTCATTAAGGGTTTTGGCGGAATACTACCAATGATTGTGCTGTATTGTACTGTTCCTGCTTTCTTGGCTTCGGCTCTACTCATTCCCGCCTTAACCTTAGCCATTACGTCAGCACGCTCAAGCAAAGTCTTGGGTACGTTATCAGAAAGAAACTCAGCGTTAGCAACTGCCATCACTTTAGCTAATTTAGGGTACATCTTTTTAACGTCACTAATATATACGCCTACTAGTTCATCGCCATCGTACAGAAAGCATGAATCTTTTATGTTTGGCTCTATGTATTCACATCTACCGCCAATCTTGCGATCGTGTTCCCTTTTTTGCATCTGTACTTTTTTCAAACCACTTTCCTCATGCAGTGCTTAGCGAAGCCTTTAATATCTGTTTTTATGTCTAGCCTATCGCCTTTCTTCTTAAGAGTTACCCAAGGGTTCCAAGATAAAGCCATTTTCTTAGCCGCATCGTGATCTTTGTTAGCCGCATACCAATCATGTAAGCCGCCTTCATTACTGCCAACATTAGGACAGCTGAACCAGATGTGATTGAACCGCAATATGCCATGACCATTCTGTATTGTCTGCATAGCGAAGTCTCTGTCTTCTTTTGTGTCTTCGTTATACGACCAGTCAATAGCACTTACGTGCATCAGGGTGCATACTTCTGCAAACTTTGAATTTATATTGTAGCTTTTCTTTTCAGTCCAAGCGTATTGAACGTAACTTAGCCCGACAATCTCGAAAGGCAACTGCATAGCTTTCTTTTCAACTTTCTGCAGAACCTCTGCGCCTTTACGTACAGTCTTACCGTTATATACGCCAAAACCAATAACGTCATCATCGCAGAACCACGCCCAGTCGATTTTTTTTTCTTTGCACCATTTGAGCATGAAGTTTCGGACATAGGTTACACCCTTGTCATTGTCACCGATGTCGATTCGGTTTGGTACTTTTTTGTATGCATCCATCTCTTGCGGTTCAATAAAGTGATACACCTCATATCCCGCTTTTTCAAATATCTTATATGTGTCTGTCTCTGGTCTACCTTTACTGGGTATGCAGACAATCATAGTTTGTTCATCTCTTTGCGTAGGTAGTCAAGAATCAAGCCGCCAACATAGGCATCTTTGCCTCTCCAAAATTTAACTACCTCTTGCGCTTCTTCGTAATCATGAGATTCAAACTCGATCTGAATAGCTTTTTTGACGTCATCAGTCATTTCGCCTAATTCATCATCTACGTCTTCATCATCAAGAATTGAATAGTCAATATCGTCTTTGAAGTCAGGCAGCACATCCCAACCTAAAACATCAAGATTAAACTCAGCAGAAGATAAGTTTTCTAACTCGACCTTAAGCAACTCATCATCCCAACCTGAGTTCAATGCTAACTTGTTGTCAGCTATGACGTAGGCTTTACGCTGTGTCTCTGTAAGTCCTTCTAGCGTAATAGTCGGCACTTCATCAAGCCCTAATTTTTCAGCCGCTAACAGCCTGCCATGTCCTGCAATAATGCCGCTTTCTTCGTCTATCAGTATGGGGTTAGTGAAGCCAAACTCTTTTATGCTTGAAGCAACCTGCTGTACTTGCTTGTCGCTGTGAGTTCTCGAGTTATTGACGTATGGTATTAACTCCCCAGTTCCCCTATAGTTTATTTTCAACATTACAAATCTGCTCCAAATGCTTCGCGCACGTTCATTTTTGGGTTTTTGAGTATTATATCATGTTCTTTTGGTGGTAGACCTTTGGCTCGACAGTCTACTGCATCTTTCCAAAAGACCAGTGCTGTTTTGATTTGATGTCCTGCGCTTGGATTCTCGATTAGGCTCTGGGTGATCTCGTCTAGCTTAGACAATAAATCAGTCCATCCGTTCTCTTTACAAGTGTTGATCTTGTTAGTCAGTTCTAGGCTCATCATAGTAGTTACCTCGTTATTGGTTCTATCTATAGCCTATATACTATAACTAATGCTTTACAGTCAAGCAATTAATTTTCAGGTTGGTCTTCTTTTCTCATGTATCTACCGCCAAGATCATCATAGGCAATGAATACTAGGGCGATAATCGCCAGTATAAGGATGGTTTTCATAGGGGTTCTCAGGTTGTTAAGGCGGGATTATATAGAGGTCTTAGAGCGCAATCTAATGCTTTTTTGGTATGAAGGTTATTACCTGAGAAGATGGTTCGTTTCGTAGCACCAGTGAACCAATCTGGCTAATCAGGCTAAAGGAATGCCTTGCTACTAGGGGTACACTATGAAGCTGTAATTACTGCGGCAACCATTACGATAACTGCTAGTAGAATCTTGCCCCGTTTATATCCATATACTTCGACATCTAGCCACTTCTTTGCTTTGGCTTTGAACGCATCAAACTGCGCTTTTAATATCGCTTTATCTGCCATCTGGTTTACCTCTTTTATTGCTTTTTTAGTTTTTGTCATCTTGCTTCACCCTATCAATTCCAATTATCCCATCAAATCCCATTTCTGCAACCCAGTTTTCGAACTGTGTGCGCTCCTCTTTGTCGTGCGGTATTTCCAGAGGCGGGTATTCATCCCGTAGTTCTTGCCATTTTTTTGCTATATCAGTCATAGATTCCATGCTCCCTATCGTTTTCGCCTTTCTGCTTTGCAAACTCATCAAAGATTGCTTCTTCTATTGTGTGTTCTAGGTACAGGTAGATGCGATCTCTAAGGTCATCAGCAAAGTTGCCTAAGTTAACAGTGCTATCTAGATGTGTCTCTAACGCCTCTGACCACCATAGATCATCCTTGTCATGCTCTACTGCATCCTCTGCCATAGCAATGAACAGGTTAGAAACTATCTTGCTTGCTGAGGGCGCTTTACCAAACAGCATCTCTGTGGCTATCTTGCCTACGCCTCTGCTAAATGTTGCAGGGTAAATGTCCTCAAACCAAGTCTTGTGACTGTTTAGCCAAATATAAACAGCCTCATCCATTGCCTCGTCAGGTAGATCAGACAACCTAGAATCTTCCTTATACAAAGCATCGTAGTGCTTAGATACAAACTCTTCATAGATTAACATGATGCACCTCGCAAGCAGTCTTGGTAGTCCATAGTAGAAACGATTGCATACAAAGCAAATAAAGCTAACGCGCCTGCAATGCCTTTGATGTTTTCGTTGAAATCGGTTTTACGCTGTTCCTTGCGCTTAATATCCATGTAAGTTAATTGGTGTTCCATAGTATTCCCCTTGATTAGTTGCCCCCTTTCGGGGGCGATTAGATTATTTAGATGGCTTTCCGTTAGCTACAAATTCATCCCAGTGATCTTCTGCCCACTCATATAGTGGAATATAGATAGTGTCTTCCCAAGCCTCATCATCTCTGCAATCTTTCTCAATATAAACGGCTTTTTTAGCTTCTAGCGCACCATAAGTACCTGCCGCTTCATGCTTGCTCCAACCTGCACCAATAAGAACGCTAACATCTGTCCATATAAACTGATCGTATTCTAAATCCATTGGGCGACCACCACCCATTCCAGTAAGACATTCGTCAACAAGGTGAAGTGCGGCAAGTTTTTCGTTTTGAGTAAATTCGTATTTCATAATTAATTACCTTTATTTGATTGATTGAGACGTTACTATGCCTGAACAATCTAATAATGTAAAGCGTTTTTTATACATTTATGTTATTTTTTTTATATTTCGCCTATTCTGTACTCTTCTTCCTTGATTTTTTCCTTTAATTTACGCTGAAATTCGATCACTTCTTCCCGGTTAAACTTAGGGGCAGATCGCCAGGCTAGTCTTTGCATTGCCCTAATACGTCTTGCACCATACATATCTTCCATGTAGATGCGATAGGCTTCCTGTATTTTAGTGGTTTTCATGCCCCATTGGTTGCATGCCGCACATTGGGGATGCACATTTTCTTCAAGCAATTTGAACACAGTGTGTCGCCTGCCATAAAAATGCCCTCCTTGCATAGCCTTATAGTGATCTACCTTGCCGCAAGTCACGCAAGTACACCAACCTGTATCATCTGATGCTTTCAGCCTTACGTATCTCTGCAATAGCTTGGCGGCTTTCTCTACCTCTTGGGCTACTGTTGCTTTTTTGCGTTTTGCCATTTAATGCTCAGTAGTCTTAACAAGTATAATGGGCTGTGAACCAACTCCCATGTCACAATAAGAACAAACACCATAAGCCACAAGATCGCTAGAAGTCCACAACTCAAGCCCGCCACCACAAGTATTACAAAACTCTTTAGTAACTCTGATATTGTCGTCATCAAGTCCATCATCTTCACCCTCTGGGAATTTTATTATTCTGCTCATTTGACTGCATCCACGTTGATTTTTACTCTTGAATCTTCGCCATACTGCTTGTGATAAACGATAGCCGTCATAGATCGCTCTGCACCATAGCCAGAATCGCTGTGCCATTGGTCGGTTGCTGTTAGGCTACCCCAATGACTGAACTGCATAGAGCCGACTTCCCTGCTCATGTGGTGGTGAATATGCCCTAAGTGACAGTAGCGGTTCTTACACTGCGACCATTCTTCATCTAGGTTAGTTATCACCGCTTGTAGAATCTGCTCATGCTTTATTCTATCACCATGATGGAATACAAAAAGATTATTTTCCCATTCCCAGTGTATGAACTTTGAGTAATTTTTAAGCACATCAACTCTTGGCTCTTTGTCGTAGAGCAAATCCAAACAGCTAGAAAGGTGACAGGCTATGTCAGAATCATGGTTGCCGCGTACGTTGATTACAACAACATCCTGATGCACTTCTAACATCTTATCTATTAAGGTCTGGAACAACCTACCCGCTAGTCTAAACGTTCTGTTAAGGCGAGTATCAACATCCACTGGCGTTCCTGCTGTGGTCATTTGCTTGCCATCCTCGTGCATGAAATCTCCCACGTTTACCAAAACACCCGTCTTAGCGTTGCCAACTCTACCTGCCAATCTATTAACTGCGTTGGTTAAGACCTTAGTTGCAATCTTAACATCCCAGTTTTCATCATCTAGCTTGGTCTCTGCTGAGGCTAACATCCCGAAATGGTGGTCACCCACCAGATAGAGCGCGCAATAGTCTTCATCTACCTCTTTAGGCGGCTTAGATGGCTTTTTAAGCCCTGTTATATCATCAGCCAACCCATCCAATAGGGCTTCGATCTTTGCCCGCATATCGCGTTTGTGTGGCTCTTGGATAACCCATTGCAAGGCAACTGAGCCGTCTTCTTTGTATGCTGTTGAGATTCGCTTTGCTTCAAATCCCTCTGCGGTCTGGCGGCTTAGGTTTCGGTGTGGTGCTACGCCTACCAGGGCGGCTTTGTGTTCGACTAGTTTGATACTGCGGTCTATTGATCTGCGGTTAATGCCTAGCTTCTCAGCGGCTTTAGAGTTTGAGCCGTATTCTATGACGGCTTTTAGGTACTCAATTTGTCTATCGGTTTTTGGTATGTCTAACTCTAACAGTGTTCGTGGGTCGATCTTATCCATCGCCTATTGCTCCTGTTGGTTTTTTAACTCCGCATATTCGCTTTCTCGCGGTATGGTTAGTTGTATCCCCTGCTCACTTGCCCAATGATAGCACTGATCTAAGAAATGCACCATCTCGCCCTTTCCCAGTTGGCTACTGCGCTTCACCTGACCACTGATCTCGGTCTTGCTTATTCTGAAATCATCTGTGCCTAAGAATCTGCGCTTTAACCATAGCTTCCATGCCTCTACTGGGTCACCCTCTGAAACCTCAAAGCCTTTCTTCTTCATGCCCTTAACGATCTCTCTGCACCACATATGTAACAAAGCATTCTGGTTTAGGCTTCTTGGGTTCTGGTATGGCTCTAGCTTTACCGATAAGGGGGTGGTGAAATCCCAGTTGAGCATGTCCTCAATCAGGAACTTCACCTTTTTATTGACTTCTTCTTTGTTGTTAAACTTCACAAATGCACCCTCTGTCATATCCTGCGACTAAGCCACTTTTGTGAGACCTGATCTATAGGCTTTTCAAACCGACTGTAAACTCTATCAGTCTCATCTGACCAGATTGCACCATGCTTTGTAGGTATGTTATGCGATCTCAGCGGTCTCAAATCCATGTCAGTCACGTAGGTTTTGCCATAAAGCCTAGAATATAAACACTTATAACCAACACCTGCAACCTTAGCAAAGTGTTCGTAAGTGTAAGATTGCCCGTTAACTAGCTCAGGGTGATTGCCCTTAAATGGTAGTTTTTTAATATTACCCATGTTTTCTCTCCCCATCCCAGTAAAAGCCATACTTGCCCATGAAGTGATTAATGGCTCTGTTCTTTGCTTCTACATTAGCAATCCACGACACATCAGCTAGGCTGTCTTCAATGTTCCTGTTCCTGATGCTGTGGGTTTTAGATTTAACCTGCGGTGAGCCGCCCTTGTCTTGCGCTCTACTCAGCCAAGAGTTAATAAACCTCTTAATGCCTTTAGGTGTTTTCCTGCGCGTAGGATTAGCATCAAGCCACGACTCCATTGCATTTAGTTCTTGGTAAACATTAATCTTAGGATAAGCCTTTTCCCATTGGATAATGTCTGCCTGATCTACCTCGTAGGTATCTCCGTTATTAAGCAACATTGTTATCACCTATATAGTATTCAGCGACACTGCATTTTTCATCGTATCGGTTGGTTACTGTAATCATCTTCTTCTGGATCGGATGTCCTAGCTCTTTAAGCTCAAAGATTCTAGCGGCTACCTGAGTGATGCCTAATTCATTAAAAGCATTTAGGCAGGT